GTTGTCTGCTGTACCTAGGTAGAAAACCATAAACTGATCACGTTTGTGATAGTGTCCGAAAGGATCGTAATCCGCGCCAAATTTTTTTCTCTTCATGTACTGTTTGTAGATGTGCGGTAGGCTTAACAACTTAACCATCTCAGATGCATCTATAACTTTTATGCCAATTTCCTTGCCATCATGTGTGTGGTGTTTGTAGCGTGGACGGTATCGGTCCATGTTTATGCGTGTGCTACGTGATTGGTAAAATACTTCTTTACCCTTTATTGGTGTGTCTAGCGCCAGCCATCCACGGTCTAATACTTCTGCTTCCTCGTCTTGGTCCACAATGGCCATGGGTTTGCATATTACTAGATCCTGCTGTTCCTGTTTGCCGAATGTGTGATCGAATAGTAGTTCCATTGTTATTACTTAATGGACTGTCAGAGACGGCTTACGCCATCTGAAACTTCGCTACGCTCGTTTCTTTTTTTCTAATTTACGCAGTGTAAAAAAACTTAAACGCAATTTGCGTTCACTGTGGCAGATGATTAGTCACAATACGGCTATTTCTAGCCGTACTGACTGTCCTCTGTGGCGAGTTGACCAGTCACCATACATCGTTGCTTTCGCCGGGCGGTTGTGCTGTACCCGTTAACTCATACTTCCAACGCGAATCTATTATGCCTTTGTATGATAATACATAATAAACCTGAGGTTGCTGTTTCTCAGAGCCTCATCATTTTTGCTGTTTGCATCTAAGGATTCACCTGTCGCTTGTTAGCCGCATTTCCTTGCTCACTGGTTGCGATGCTATGTTTGCCTGGGGGAAATTGTGTGTGCCTATCGCTTATGTTTATATGAGTTTTCTTTTAAGGTCAATCTTTTTGGCTTTAAATACCTCTATGCATTGGACTTATCAAGGAAAAGACATTTTAGAATTACCAAATGATTGTGCAGGATTTGTTTATCAAATTACAAATACAACTAATGGTAGGATGTATATTGGCAAAAAATTAGCAAGGTTTAGAAGATCACGTAGACCTTTAAGGGGTAGAGTTAATAAACGTAGGTACACTATATCAAGTGATTGGCAATATTATTATGGTAGTAGTGACGAATTACTTGCCGACGTAGAAAAAATTGGTAAAGATAAATTTACAAGAGAAATACTTTTCTACTGCAAATCCAAAGCAGAACTATCTTATGTAGAAGCACGTGAACAGTTTGCACGTAAAGTTTTAGAATCAAACGATTATTACAATGGTCATATCCGTGTTAGAGTACACGGCAAGGGAATCCTCAAGTCATAAAAAACCCCCGACTAAAAGCCGAGGGTTTAATCGAATTGCAATTCAATTATTGATTACGCCGCCGCCTTGGCCGCGTTCTTAACTTCTTGAATCTCTTTTCTTCTTGCTTTGATCAACTTAGATAATTCTGCTAATGCTTTTCTGGCTCTTGTTGCCGATGCCTTAACACCCTTATCAACGAACTTACCATTCTCTTCTGAGTAAGTTTGTATCGCTGTCATTATAGCGTCATGTGTTTCTGTTGACATATGTTTTTTCTCCTTCTTATTGTCGTACGATATAATTAATTAACATATGTTTAATTTAAGCACACAAGAAGTGGTTTTGTCAATAGAAAATTCAATAGTAGAAAAAAATTATGGATTAGTTTACCAAACGTATCCTAATTTCTTTGGTAATACCTTTGATTTTAACTTCAGCAAGAAAAAAAAATTTGAAAAATTAGAAAATCAAACTAACTTGAATCGTTTAAAATTATCCAAAGATGATGAGGATATGAAAAAACTAACTGTGTTTTTTATGAACTCAAACATAACCCAAGCACTTGAAAAAAAGTTTAAAACTGATTTAACATTTAGTTCAGTTGATGTTTGGGTTGACGGTAAAGGTTATAAACAGATGCCACACGTTGACGATTCTAGAATTAAATTACATTTACAAGTGTATCTTAGCAACGATAATAAAGGCACAACGTTATATGATAAGGCAGGAAAAGAATTATATACGTTTCCGTTCAAAGCAAATTTTGGATATGCTTTGCTTAATAATGAACATAGTTATCATGGCGTTGAAGAAATTATAGATGATGGCAGAACAAGTTTATACGTTAGATATCAATAAGCAATATACCTATCTGTAGATAGATCAAAAATCATATTTTTTTCAAAAGACCAATCTAAATATATTTCACTAAATTTTTTAGCAATATTATTGTATTGTTCTGGAGTTTCCATGTGTCCAGGTTCAAAAATTTGAGCATTATGATTTTCCATGTTGTGCCTGTATGTTAAAAAATTTAATGTTAACTTTTCTAATCCATAATCCAATGGCCCAGATTTTCGCCAGTTAACGAACGTTCCTTGTTTGCTTGTGAATACGAATATTTTTCTTGCCTTGTTGAATAACAAAGGTAGGTTGTTGTTTATGTCTTTGTTGCCTGTTGCTGTGTGTATTAGCACATCGTAAGTGGGCAAATTACGTATACAGTTCCTATCTGTGATATCCAGCATATCTTTCCCATAGTAATCTCCATTAATGTATTGTTTCAAACTGTTTGCTAAAAATCCGTTTCCGCCTGTGATTAAAGTCGTCATACAATTATATCTACATCGTTAGCGTAGTTTGTAAAGCCGTTTTCTTTTACTACTTTTAACACTGAATTTACTCTGCTTACAAGTTCGTCTTTGTGAGAAATTAAGAAAATATTTTTCTTCTGTGTCCTACTCATGTCTTTAAGCACAGCCATTGAACTCTCAACACCGGATAAGTCCATACCAGCATCTACAAGTTCGTCAATAAACAACAAGTTGATCTGTTGATAAAGGCTTTCCCAAACATCTCTAAACGCCCAACTTAAACTCAATATCAATCTGTTTCTTTCACCTCTACTCAAATTATCAAAATCTAATTCTCTGCCTAATTCTTCTATACGCACAGATAAGTCCGATTGGAATGTCACTGTGTGTGGCAGTTTTACCTTGCCTAAAAACCACGCTAATCTTTGATTTAAGTATGTTAAGTTTTGTTCTATTATTCTTGTTCTAATAAACGAATCTTTTGCTGTTAATAATTTGTATAAAAACTCTTGGTGTCTGTGCAAGTCTTCTAATTCATTTGCTTTCTCAAAGTCAATTTTTTGTATTGCTGTTTTAGTTAATTCTTCAACTTGTTCAGCATAAGGATCTTGTTTCTTTTCGTTTTGTTCTAATTGACGCTTTAAGTCTTTTAAAGAACCTTTATGATTATATGCTTCGTCCATAGAGTCATAATACGTGTCTGGTGTATTACCTAAGTCGCCAATTTCGTCTATACCCTGTTGTATTTTTGCAAGATCACTTTCAAGTTTTGAACTGTATTCTTTAGATTCAGTCAATGTTGCTTTAAGTTTGTCTACAAGATGAGTGTGCTTGTCATCATGTAATTCTTGTTCACAAGTTGGACATTTTTGTTGTTCTGCAAATTCTAAATCTGACACAGTTTTGTCCACTGTGCTTTTTGCTTTTGTGTATGAATCCTCGTGATACGCTTTTTCTTTTTGTAAACTTAACAATTTAATGTAGTTTTCGTTGTGTTTCTGTAAACGTTTGTGTGCATCGAGTTCTTTTTTAATGTCCACTTTCTCTAGTTCTGCTATTGCTTCAGCAAAACTGCTAGAGTCTTCCTCTTTTTGTGTTTGCCAAGCACTAGATCTTATTTTTAAACTTTCGATTGATTCTTTAATTTTTTCATTTGATGCAACTCTGGCATCTATTTTTAATTTTTCTTCGGTTAATATTTGTTTAGTTGCTTTTTGTTTTTCTTTTAGTAGATCTGCTTTTTGTGAAAGCAAGGTTATACCAAGCAACTGCTCAATAATTTCTCTTTGTTCATTTGCTTTAGTTGATAAAAACGGTTGTGTGTATGTGTTTAATGCAATTATGTTTTTAAACATAGCATGAGTCATGCCCATTAACTTGTTTATTTCTATTTGTGTTTCTCTGTTTTCACCTTGTGCTTCATTGCTTTCAACATTTTGTTCAATATTATTTGCATAGAATCTAAACACCTGTGGCTTTCTTCCACGTTCGATTGTGTACTCAACATTATTTTTTACAAACTTAACACTTACTAACATTCCTTTTTCGTTAGTTTTGTTTACAAGATTATCTCTTCTTATGTTTGTTAATGCTTCGCCAAAGAATACATATGATAGTGCATTAATAATTGTAGTCTTACCAGTACCATTTCTAGCACCGGCATCATCACCGCCTAGGTCCATGTTCTCGCCAATTACAAGAACAAGGCTTTTGTTAGCAAAGTTTATTGCCTGGGCCTGATTACCCACACTCATAAAGTTTTTTACAGTAAGTTCTTTAATCGTTAACATGTTTTTTGTGTTTTGCTACCCATTCTCTGTATCCTTTGATCCACTCTTCCTGTGTCACAGGTTTTGCAAGTTGATCCAATAGTGATTGTTTAGTAATAGGTTCCTCAAGATCACCTTTTAATACTTTTATCAATTTTCTTTTACTAATGCGTGACATCTAGATCATTATAGATTGCTGTTAATATGTTTTTGTCATATGTTTCAGAATCTACTCCTTGTAGTTGTTTGATTACAATTTGATCCACACTGTCAAATTTTTGTACTTCAACAGTTGGTTGTTGTGCTTGGTCTATTTGTTCTGGTATTAGTTGCAATTCTCTTAATTCATATTTGTCTATGAATGTTTCTCTCACAAAGTTTGCCTCTTCGTAACTAATTTTTATGTCCAAGGTTACCCTCACATACATCTTTGGTTTAAGATACTTGTCTGGATCTTCCAACAGTTCCGATACTTTTATTGTGATGTATCTTGGCATATCCGGCCAATTGATATATTTGGGTTTTCCACCATGTTCTATAATCATCATGCCTCGGTCGTCATCCCAAGCATCTGCGTAGTTGTGTGGAAATGCGTTGCCCATGTAGGTCACATTTTTCATTTGCTGTCTTTTATGGAAGTGTCCTGAGAACACTTGTCCGCAACCTGCGAAATGATCAGTTTGTATTCCGCCAACATCTGGCATATCTACCATGGCATTCATTTTAAAGTATGGCAGTTCGAAGTGTCCAAACACATACTGTTGTTTCATTTTTTGAATCTTTTTATACTCATCTCCCACAATCCACGGAATAATTGCAACGTCATCCTCAACAAGCCATTCGTTAACAAGATGTATGTTTGGAATGTTTCTAATAAATTCCATAGAATTAATCTCTCTTTTTTCTCTGTAAAATAAATCGTGATTACCCATAATCACGTAAACTTTTTCAAATGCCGCACCCAGTCTTTCCATATTGGAAACGGTATAGTTCATTGTGGAAACGTTAGTTGATGATCTGTGATGGTGCCAA